TCAAACTCCAGTAGAACCAAGAGAAGGTGCGCTGTTGATGGATCCTGATTATAAAGAAGCAGGCAGTCCACAATTTGAAGATTACTACGGCGACAAATACAACACAGGTTTTGTCAAAGAACTCAATGACATACTAAAATTACAACGCAAGGCCCGCGGAGAAGAAATCCCTACTGAAGGCGCCGCAAAATTTACTACTGATACTACAGACAACCAACCAAGTTTATTGAAGTTTCAGGCACAAGACCTAAGGAAATAAAACCATGCAAATGATTGATGTAATGAAGCGTTTAGCAGAACTAGATGCTAACAACAAGAACATTGTAAGAGAAAACACAAACATTGAAGAATGTGGAATGATGCCTATGCCGGGCATGAGCGGATCGCACACTCCTGCCAGTATCAATATGACAGCAGACAGTGGATCTGAACTGACTGGCATGTTGAAAGATATCATGCAGTTGGCAGGTGTTCATCAAGTAGGCAATGCTGATCTAGGAATTCAACCTGAGCCAATGTCTTTGGCTGCTGAGCCAGTGGTTGCAGTTGGTCCTGCTGTTGCAGAACCACTAGATTCACCTGGCGAAACAATGAGATCTGTATTGGACAAATTAAATCCAGAACCTGAGTCTGATGATTTAGGACCGTTCCAAGGCGCCGGCGGTGCAGACGATGTACCAATGTCACACGGAGACATTGACAACGATGGTGATCACGACATGGATGATCACGATGCTGAAGACGACGAAGAAACTAAAAAAGTAGACGAATACGACAACACTCCATCTGATCCAAACAGTGCAGAACCATTTGATGCCAACCAGTTTGCAAATCAACCAAATCAACCAGGTGCTGGCAATGACAGCGGCGGCAGAAAACGTCAAAGCAATTTACCATCTGCTACCTTTGAAAACTTAATGAAGGAATACAAGTCCTTCATTGGCGAATCTGAAGAAGAAGAAATGGACGAAGCCGCCGAAGACGATGATATGGAAGAAGGCATTGAGGATCGTTTAAAAGATCTAGATCCAAAAAATCCAGTTAATATTCCTGCATACAAACGTAAGGCTGCTTCTGGAGACTCTGCTAGCGCCGCAAAAAACACCAAAGAAAGTATGAATGAAAGCATTGATATTTTAAAACTAGCAGGTCTACGCAGACTGTAAAGTGTCATAACTTCCAAATAGCCTCTTCGGAGGCTATTTTTTTCATTAAATATAAACATGGGATCAAAAAACTTAGATGGACAACTGGTAAAACGTGCTCACTCGCAGCAGAGATTTACTGAACAACAGATTGAGGATCTGCTGAAATGCAGTGATCCTAACGATGGTCCTCATTATTTTCTTGATAACTTTTTTTATATACAACATCCTGTCAAAGGAAAACTACAGTACGAAGCATTTGAATATCAACGTAGGTTGATTGACAGCTATCACAATCATCGATTCAATGTAAACTTGCTGCCTCGGCAAACTGGCAAAACAACAACTGCTGGTGGATATTTGTTGTGGTACGCTATGTTTGTACCAGACAGTACAATTTTGATTGCTGCACACAAATACACAGGTGCCCAAGAAATTATGACACGTATTCGTTACGCATACGAATTGTGTCCTGATCACATAAGATGCGGTGTTACCAGTTACAACAAACAAAGTATTGAGTTCGACAACGGCAGTAGAATTGTTGCTCAAACAACAACAGAAACAACTGGTCGTGGTATGTCGCTGTCATTGTTGTATGCTGACGAATTTGCATTCGTACCACCCAATGTGGCAACTGAATTCTGGACTTCTATCAGCCCTACACTGGCAACTGGTGGTAAGGCCATTATCACCAGCACTCCCAACAGCGACGAAGATCAATTTGCCCAAATTTGGAAAGAAGCAAATAAAAAGTTTGACGAGTACGGTAACGAACAAGCTGTTGGCACAAATGGATTTTTTCCTTTCAAAGCAGAATGGAGAGAACATCCAGAACGCAACGAAGAATGGGCCACAGCTGAACGCAGTCGTATTGGTGAAGAACGATTCCGTCGAGAACACGATTGCGAATTTCTGGTGTTTGATGAAACATTAATTGCCAGTATCAAATTAGCAGGATTAACCGGCAAAGAACCCATAATGAAAATGGGGCAATGTCGTTGGTACAAAAAAATCAATCCCAAATACACATATCTTATTGCAGTGGATCCAAGTTTGGGTACCGGCGGAGATCCTGCAGGAATACAGATCATTGAACTGCCTTCGTTAGAACAAGTAGGAGAATGGCATCATAATCTTACACCTATACAAGGACAAGTTCGTATATTGCGGGACATTTGTCAATACATCAGCGATGAGTGTAGCAAGAAAGGTGCCACGCCCAGTTTGTACTACAGCGTGGAAAACAACAGTGTAGGCGAAGCAGCATTGGTAGCAATTAATGAACTTGGCGAAGAAAGTATTCCTGGATTGTTCTTGAGTGAACCTATAAAGAAAGGTCATGTTCGTAGATACCGAAAAGGATTTTACACTACTCACACCAGTAAAATTGCAGTTTGTGCCAAGCTAAAACACCTAATTGAAAGCGATCGAATGAAGATCAACTCCAAACCTTTAATTAGTGAACTCAAGACGTTTGTAGCAAAAGGCTTGAGTTTTGAAGGCAAAGTGGGTCAGCACGACGATCTTGTGAGCAGTGTATTGTTAGCAGTACGCATGATGATGGTGTTGCAAGATTGGGATCCAGCAATTTACGACAAGATGCGCGAAGAACGCGAAGATGAATGGATCATGCCCATGCCCATATATGTAAGTTCGTTTTAACTAAATAACACTATGAAAGCAATTCAAATAATTTCTCAAGACCTGTTTGATAAGGTTCGCAGTCGTTTCGTTAACTTAGAAATGGGCGACGAAACAGGTGCCGTTACCATTAACCCTATGGAAGCACGTTTCTTTGATTTTGACTTTGTTATTGAAGGTAGCAATTTGGGTCGAGTTAGTATCAGTTTGAATGAATTGGGTAGTTTGAAAGTTTACTACAGCCAAGGAATTACTGAAAATCAGGACGACCCTGCCAAAAAGAGATGGTACGGTTTTTTAAAAGAAATGAGATTTTTTGCCATGCGTAGGCTACTGAGATTTGACACTCGAGACATCACAAAGACAAATCTTGACAAAAACGACTTTCAACAGTTGGCCGCAACACAAGCACCCAAGGAACCAGAGATGAATACTAAAATGAATGAATCCCGTTGGAATCATAAAAGCACTAGAAAAACTAGCCGAGCAGTAAAAGGACAAACTGAAGTTATTGTACGTCATACAAAACCAGTTGACGAGATGTATGCAGGCGCACGTAGCCAGAAGAAAAATATCAAAGCAATTTTTATTCAGAACCACGACGGCGAAAGATTTAAATATCCGTTCATTCATCCAGCAGGTGCATTTGCTATGGCTCAACACGTTGACCACGGCGGCGTTCCACATGACGATGCTGGTAAAGCAATTATGCGTATGAGTGAACAAATTGCACAACTACAAGAATTTCAACGCAAAGTACACAGCGCCACCTTGCACGATGATGCAACAGGAATTACAGAGCGAGCCATAGGTCGACTACAAGAACTAAAGGCAAGAGTGGAAGCACTGGGCAAAAGTCATCATTACGAATCGTGGATGGCAGAATTCAATAACTCTAACAGCATGGGCAACGATCTAACTGAATTGGATGCAGTTACCATGGAACAATACAAGCAGACATTTACACAAACCAATTTTCAAGAAGAGCTGGCATCGTTCTTTCCATTGTTGCACAGCATCATGAGTGAAGCAAACAAGATAGATTTGGAAGACTACGTTCAGGAATCTGAGTACGAAGATAACAATTCCCAAGAAACTAAAGAAGATGCATTTAATGCGTTCGAACAATGGGCAGAAGCAGTGGAGCAGGGAAAACTTGCAGATGATCAAATTGTTGCAATGAAACAAGCATTGGAACAATTGCCACAAGGTGATACTGGACCAGAATTAGATTTGGAACAGGCATATAATTTCTTCAATGAGTTTGGCATCGATGACAACGATTTGGAAAATGCTTTTCAAGATGAATCATCAAGAGATCCTGAAATTCAAGCAACCAGTATGCAAATTTTTCAATCTTGGGCAAAAGAAAATTATCCTGAATTGTTAACAGCACTTGGGATGTCTGGAACTGAAGCACCGGCTGCAGAACCTCCTGCTGCACCACCTGAAGCTCCAGCACCAGATGCGGCAGCAGCACCAGCAGCACCAGAACAACCTACCGCAGAAAATCAAGACAACAGAGGTATGGAACCAGTTATGTCTCGCGAAGGTGTTATCAAAGAAGTTGCCAAGATTGTTAAAAGTTTTTATAACGCAGACAATCCAGAAGTTGGACCATTCCGTGGTGGCGAAGGCATTGCACTTGATTGTAAAAAACAAGTTGCTGAAAAGTTTGGAGACGAAGCCGGCGAGTTTGCCGAAGCTATGGCTGGCAAATTTATCGACAAGCTAACACAAGAATGGACACAGAAGCATGGTCGAGTTGCCAGCGGACACGGAGACGACGGCCTTGCCAGATTGAAAGAACTACTTGGTAATGTCAAACAAAAAGTAGAATCCATGGGCGGAGACACAGGTGTTCCTCCGAGTAATATTATGGCAGGGGAAGAAAAAGATAACTGGCATCCATCGAAGCACGTTACTGATCCTCAAAAGAAAAAAGAACTTGCACCTCACAATAAAGATGTTCAACGCGGTAGTTACAAAGACCGTGCTGACTATCTAACCAAAGGTAATGTTCCTAAATCAGAAAATACCGAAATGGAAAATATTTTGAGATTGGCAAACTACAAAAAATAATTGGCAAAATAAACCATATTTCAAGCGCCATTTAGGTTGCTTTAATAAATAAAACTGTGCATACTAAACACATGCACAGTTTTTCTTTTTAGTCAGTAGGCTTTAAAGAAGCGGCATAATACAACATTTATTAAGGAAAAAACATTATGGCAACGTTAGCAGAAATTCGCGCAAAACTTCAAGCATCTTCACAGCAAAACTCCGGGCAATCCGGCGGTGGTGATAATGCAATTTACCCTCACTGGAATATGCCAGAAGGTTCGACTACAACAGTTCGCTTCCTTCCAGACGCAGATCCAAACAACACTTTCTTCTGGATTGAACGAGCAATGATCAAATTGCCATTCGCCGGTGTGAAAGGTGAAACCAATTCCAAGCCAGTGACTGTGCAAGTTCCTTGTATGGAAATGTGGGGTGAGACATGCCCAATTCTAACAGAAGTTCGCCCATGGTTCAAGGACAAGTCTTTGGAAGATATGGGTCGTAAGTACTGGAAGAAGAAGTCATACTTGTTCCAAGGTTTTGTAGGCGAAAGCAAACTACAGGAAGATAAGACTCCTGAAAATCCAATCCGTCGATTCATCATCGGCTCACAAATTTTTAACATTGTTAAAAATGCTTTGATGGATAGTGAGATTGAAGAACTGCCAACAGACTTTGTTCGTGGTCTTGATTTCAAGATTGCTAAAACAAGCAAAGGTGGTTATGCTGATTATTCTACCAGCACTTGGGCTCGTCGTGAACGTGCTTTGAGTGAAGCTGAAAATGCAGCCATTGCACAACACGGTTTGTACAAACTAAGTGACTTCTTGCCCAAGAAGCCAGGCGAAGTTGAACTCAAAGTTATGAAAGAAATGTTTGAAGCGTCAGTAGACGGTGAAGCATTTGATATGGATCGTTGGGGTCAATACTTCAAGCCAGCCGGTATGGGTGGTAGCGGTCAGTCAACTGGCTCAGCACCTCGTGCAACACCAGCGGCAGCATCTGCACCAGTGGCATCTACTTCAGTAGATGAAGACGACGTCCCTTTTGAGACTGCGGCTGCAACACCCGCTAAAGTTGTTGCAGCAGAGAAATCTGCTCCAGCAAATGGCGATGCAGGCTCACGTGCCGCAGACATTATTGCGATGATTCGTAATCGTCAAAAGTCTTAAGGAGTTGAAGCATGGCAAAATCCTTTGATATTTCAAAGTTTCGTAAATCTATCACCAAGTCTATCGACGGCTTAGGTATTGGATTTAATGATCCTACAGATTGGATTTCAACAGGTAACTATGCTTTGAACTATCTTATCAGCGGTGACTTCTTCAAAGGAGTTCCGCTTGGTAAGGTAACTGTGTTTGCTGGTGAATCTGGTGCAGGTAAAAGTTATATCTGCTCCGGAAACATTATCAAGGCAGCACAGGAACAAGGCATCTATGTTATCCTAGTTGACAGTGAAAACGCTCTTGATGAGAAGTGGTTAAAAGATCTGGGTGTTGATACCAGTGACGATAAACTTCTAAAACTCAACATGGCTATGATTGACGATGTGGCTAAAACCATCTCTGAATTCATGAAAGAATACAAAACTATGCCCGAGGATACTCGTCCAAAGGTATTATTTGTAATTGACTCTTTGGGCATGTTGTTGACTCCGACTGACGTCAATCAGTTTGAAGCAGGTGAAATGAAAGGTGACATGGGCCGTAAGCCCAAAGCACTTACATCACTTGTTCGTAACTGTGTAAATATGTTCGGTTCATGGAACGTAGGTATGGTTTGTACAAATCACACATATGCTAGCCAGGATATGTTTGATCCAGATGATAAGATTAGTGGTGGACAAGGTTTCATCTATGCAAGTTCAATTGTAGTAGCAATGCGTAAATTGAAATTGAAAACTGATGCTGATGGTAATAAGACTACTACAGTTAACGGTATTCGTAGTGCTTGTAAGATTATGAAAACTCGTTATTCAAAGCCATTTGAAGGTGTACAAGTTGAAATTCCATACACAACTGGTATGAGTCCGCATAGTGGTTTAGTAGATTTGTTTGAAGCCAAAGGTATGTTGAAGAAAGAAGGCAACAGTCTTGTTTACACAACTGCCGACGGCGAAGTTATTAAACAATTCCGCAAAGCATGGGAAAAGAATGAAAAAGATGGGTTGACTATCATGATGGAGGAAATTTCCAAGAATGGTATGAAAACTGATATATCTGTAACAACCGAAGATACTGAGGAAGCATAATGGAAGAAGATCTAATTATTGAAGTTTGGGATGTATTCAAAGAATACATCTCTGATAAGAATAAAGAAACCGCAGCAAATCATTTTATTGATATGCTGATTGGAAAAGATGTCGAACCCAGTGTGCTAAAAAGTATTATGGGTTACGATCCTCATCTTGATGATGCTATCATGCTGGCAACAACAGATGACGAAGAAGACGTTGAAGAAGATTACGACTACGACGAAGACGAGGACTAATCATGTCCTGGTATGCTAAAGTCTCCAAAGACATAGCACATCTTCCAGATTGTTTAAATCACTTTTACGACGAAATTGAGTTTGCAAGAGCAGAGGTTTCGATCCACGGAAACGTGGAACGAGCCTCTGCCTGTCTACCGGGTATTGTTGAGCAGAGATTTAATCAACTTCAGGAAATTGAGGCTATTTTAGAATATCTTAACATTGAGTTAAGAAGAACTCGTTCCAAAGCATTCAAAAAATACTTAGAGAATTATCAACGAGCACTCAGCAGCCGAGATGTTGAAAAATACGTGGATGGCGAAGCGGATGTTGTTGATATGGAAAAAATCATCAACGAATTTGCCATGTTGAGAAATCAATGGCTGGGTATTATCAAAGCACTGGATATCAAACAGTGGCAACTTAGCAATATTATCAAATTGAGAGCTGCGGGGCTTGAAGATATTACACTTTGAGTGTATAATAAACTATGAACATAGAAGATCTCATTATATCCCTGGTGTACTCTCGTATTACGTTAAATTCTTGGGACGAAAAGTTGACTCATAG